TACAAGGAAGGTACGCACATTCCCGACAAAGATAGTGGATATGACCATATGAATGATGCTCTAGGGTATTTAGTAGAGTATAATTTTCCACTCAAAAGGAATTTTGCACCAAGCCATCCTAAAAGGTGGAGTTAATGGATAGGGAAACACTTACAAGTAAACACGACTTATGGCATGCAAACATAGCAAATTGGGAGTTCTATATTCGTAGTTATCTTGGTGGAAATGATTATAAAAATGGCTATTACCTTCACCGCTATGTTCTAGAGTCACCCGAAGAATATGACGCAAGAATAAGACACACCCCTGTAGATAACCATTGTAAGAATGTTGTTCAGATTTACACAAGTTTTCTTTGGAGAGTTCCACCCACAAGAGATTATGGGTCATTAGATGGCGATGAACAATTAAAGTCTTTTCTTATGGACGCTGACTTAGATGGTCGCTCATTCAACACAGTTATGCGTGAAGTACAAATGAACGCTAGTATCTATGGTAATTGTTGGGTGATAGTTGATAAACCACAGTCAAACGCCAACACAAGAGCAGAAGAACTAGCACAGGATATAAGACCCTACATAAGTATTTACACCCCAGAAAATGTTGTGAACTGGAATTACAGGCGGTCAGCTAGTGGCAGGTTCTATCTTGATATGCTGATGGTGGTAGAGGATATAAACGCAGATAGAGCAATAATTAAAGTATTCACAGAGGAAACAATAGCAACTTACGAGGTTGAGGAGTATTCAGAAGAATATTCAAAAGGCGAATCTAGACTAATTGAAGAAGTACCAAACCCAATAGGAAAAATCCCTGCGGTGAATGTTTATAATTTAAGGGGTGCTAAAAGACCTATAGGGATTAGTGACCTTGCAGATGTTGCATTTCTACAACAATCTATCTACAACGACTATTCAGAGAAAGAACAGCTTATCAGATTAGCAAACCATCCAAGTCTTGTAAAAACACCGAATGTAGAAGCGAGTGCAGGTGCAGGGTCTATTATAGAGATACCAGAGGACTTAGAAGCTAATCTAAAGCCTTACATCATACAGCCAAGCGGTCAGAACCTAGAGGGCATTATGCGGTGTATTCAAAACAAAGTAGACGCTATTGACAGGATAACACACATGGGTTCAGTAAGGGCAACAGGTACACAAATAGCGAGTGGTATTGCTCTACAAACAGAATTTCAGTTACTAAACGCCAGACTATCAGAAAAAGCAGATTATCTTGAGAACGCAGAAGAACAGATTTGGGGTTTGTTTGCTATGTGGCAAGATAAGCAGTTTGATGGTTCGGTAAACTACCCAGATACGTTTGATATTAGAGATTGGGCGAATGACCTACAATTCTTACAAATGGCAAAAGCTAGTGGTATTAAGTCCGAAACCTTTAATAAGGAACTAGACAAACAGATAGCACAGGCGGTCATTGATGATAGTGAAATGATAAAATCAATAAACGAAGAAATAGACTCTACCAGAGCCGTAAGAGGGCAGTTCCAAACAACAGAAGTAGAAGGACAGACAGTTGAAGAAGAAGCGTAAACGTAGGCTAGTACCCAAAGACAAAAGAACTGGTATTCCTAAAAAATATCTATCTGGTCTAAAAGGTGCAAAAAGAAGTGCTAGAGCAAGTTTATTGAAACAAGTCAGTGCTTTATACAAAGCAGGTGCAAGAATACCACGCTCACTACTTAGAAGAAGGAACAGGACATAATGGCAGTAAGAAGAAGACCCTTATCAGCAAAGACACTAGCAACACTTAGAGCAAAAGCAAAGAAATCTAAATTGTTTAGTCTTGGTGACCTCAAAGCTTCATTTCGTAGGGGTCAAGGTGCTTTTCTTTCCGCAGGGTCAAGACCCCGAATGTCTATGAACCAATGGGCGATGGCTAGAGTCAACAAGCTAATAAGCAGGGGTCGTTCTGGTACATTTGATAAAGATATTATTAGAAGAGCATCAAAAAGAAAAAGAAAGTAAATGGCAAAGTATAGAGGTAAAGACGTAAAGCTAAACAAACCATTTAGATTATCTACGGCCGAATCTAAGCGAAAAAAATTTGGTGTGTATGTAAAAAACAAATCTACTGGTAAGATAAACAAAGTTACATTTGGTGCTAGGGGAATGTCTATAAAGAAAAGCATACCTGCAAGGCAAAGGTCATTCTTAGCTAGAATGGGTGGTGTTCTTAAAGAGGTCAAAGGTCAGAAATCTTTATCACCTGCTTTCTGGTCTATAAAAGCTTGGAAAAAAGACTTTCCCCTATAATGTCGAGAATATTAGATAAATTAGCTGACCAACACGAACAGCGTATTATTGATGTACTCTATAGGCTAGAAGAAGACGTAATCAGAGAAGTCACAAGAGCCACAGGGGGTAAGCTTGTTTCACAAAGACTAGCGATACAACTACAACCTGCAATTAGAAACCTTGTCGAAACGACTTTTCTTGATGAAGCGGATACCATAATAAATGAAGAATATAACAAGATTGCAAAAGAGGTTTTAGATACTTTTGGTGAAATGCCTATACCTGCGAAGTTCAAAAGCCTAACAAAAGTAGACCTAACAACCTTGAACGCTCTCAAAACACAATCTTTTAGTGGCTTTGAAGATATAGCAGAACGATTTCTAAAAGTAATAAATGATGAAGTATACCAAAGCACAATAGCAGGTAGACCATTTGACGATATGGTTACCAATATAAGGTCACACATAAACGGAGTGTATAAGAGGTCAAACACCGCAGAAATAAATGAACTCGTAGACTTTATAAACGAAAATAAGTTTGATAGTGCAAAAAAAGCACAAGTTGAAGACGCTGTTAGAAAGCTACATACACAATATGCAAGCGACAGGGCGGGTAATAACCTAAGACGTTACGCAAGCCAGATAGCACATGATTCAGTAATGCAGTTTCACGGACAATTCACCATAGCAAAAGCCAAAGAAGCGGGTCTTACGCATTTCACATACACAGGAACATTAGTAAGAGATAGTAGGGAATTTTGTGTGAGTATGTTGAATAAGACACTCACAGAAGAACAAATAAGAGAAATGTGGATAAATCGTTCATGGCAAGGAAAGTCTACTGGTGACCCATTTATAGTAAGGGGTGGCTATAGATGCAGACATACTTGGATTCCAACAGACCCATCATGGGGTGAAGAAACTGTAGATGAATTGCCAACAGAAGAAGAATTACCACCACCACCACCAGTAAGAGGTGTAGTTTCAGATGTTTCTATAGGTTTTTTGTTGAATAAAGGTCTGAAAACTAGACCTAGCAAAGCAAAAATAAAAGCCTATGACGATGACTTCAATTCGCAACTTACAGACCAACAAAAAGTTATTGTTGAAAAGTTTCCGAAACCAACAACAGTAAGAGATACAAAAAGCGGTTACTATGTCCCTAGTACGGGTCAATTAAACGCTGAATTAAATGCAAAAGATGGCAGAATATCACCAGTCAAAAGTTATGTTATTGCTCACGAATATGGACACCATATAGATTATATTGCGGGTGGAAAAGGTGAATTTTGGTCTTTTAGGAGTAAAAAATTTAATGATGCCATAAAGGAGGATTTAGAGAACCTAAAGGGGAAGTATGTTGGTGTTAATTATGTAATAGATGAATCAGAATATAAAAAAATGTTTGATAAATTAGCATTTAAGGAGGAAAGAGATATCTACTCTAAATTTGATGCTAATAAAATTATTGCAACAGATAAAGCTACGAGTTTAAAAGGTGATGGATATGGCGAAGTAAGCGATATATTTGATGCTCTCGCAAAAGGAAAGTTTAGGCGTAATTATAAAATGTGGGGTCATACTGTGAGCTATTGGAGAAGAAAAGACTCAGTTCCAACAGAAATATTTGCCAATTTGTTCGCCATAAGAAACGACAAAAAAGCGTACGCCATAGCCAAAAGTTTCATTCCAAATACAGTTAAAGTATTTGAAGAATTTTTAGACACAGCGGAAAGAGTAGAAAGATGAGGAAAAAATGGCACTAACAAAAAAAGAAAGACTTAAAAAATTATCGTTAGCAGAAACTGGAAAGGATTACCATGATTTGTATGTTGAGGTTTTTGGTGAAGAATATCCAGAAACAGTTACAAGAAATCCAAATGAAGATATAGAAAATTTAATCCAAGCAATTTTCGATAATATTCCAGTAGAAAAAGTAAACTTGCCAAAAGATGCTAAAATTTGATATAAAAATACTATCCAAATTAAGGAGATTTAAATGGCTGAAGAAAACCAAGTAGAACAGACTACTGAAACAAAAGAAGAAGAAACACCACAAGTAGAGGAAACATCTAGTGAAGTAATGTTCACAGAAGATGAAATGAATGAAATCGTTAGAAAGCGATTAGGCAAAGAAAGAGGTATATGGTATAAAAAACTTGGTGTTGAGGACTTTGATACGATTAAACAAGCTGTAAAGTCACAGAAAGATGCAGAAGAAAAGCAACGTATTCAAAAAGGTGAGTTTGAGGAAATACTAAAAACCAGAACGCAAGAGTTCAACAAAGAAAAAGAAAACCTAGAGAGTCAGCTTAGAGATATCAAGATAAACAAGTCGTTATTATCTTCAGCATCTAGGAATAAAGCCATCAATCCAGACCAAGTAGTTGAGTTATTAAAAACAAATATTCAACTTAATGAAAGTGGTAACGTAGAAATTCTTGATAAAAACGGAATAGCGAGGTATAGTAAATCGGGTGAACTTTTGACCACAGACGAATTGGTTCAAGAGTTTCTTACACAAAACCCTCACTTTGTCAGTGCAACCCCTAGTGGTTCTGGCACAGTGTCAAATGTGGATAGGCAAGAACTCAATAAGCCTTTAAATCTGAGTGAATTAAACATGAACAATCCAGAGGACAGAAAGAAGTATGCTGAATATCGAAAGCAACGAAATTCTAAACCTTATGTGATTAACTCAAACCCTTAATTTGTTTTATTTAAAGGAGTAAAAAATGGCAAATGAAACAACCAGTAGTACCATTTCGGAACTCTATACCGAAATCGTAGCCGAAGCATTGTTTGTGGCAAGCGAACAGTCAATAATGAGAAACCTAGTCAGAAACTACACTATTGCAGGTGGCGGTAAGTCTGTTGAAGTACCAATCTATGCAACAGTATCAGCGTCAGCGGTAAACGAAGCAACTGACCTATCAAATACAGCCGTTAACCCAACTTCTGTGACTATAACAGCTAGTGAAGTAGGTGTAATGACCACATTGACCGACTTAGCAAGAAACTCAGCATCACGAAATGTTGCAGGGGATATCGGTAGATTATTCGGTGAAGCTATCGCAAGAAAAGTTGATGCAGACCTATCAGCGTTATTCACAGGCTTTTCAACAGAGAAAGCAGGTGGAGCGGGTCAAGAACTCACAGTGCAAGATATCTTTGAAGCAAGTGCAGAGCTAAGAACAGCAAACGCACCTGCACCATATTACGGAGTCTTCCACCCAAAGCAAATATTCAACGTCAAGAAGTCTTTGACCAACACATTTGTGGGTAGAGATACCGAACTATCAAACGAAGCCATGCGAACTGGTTTTGTAGGAACTATTGCAGGGGTTCAAATCTTTGAATCTTCCAATATTTCTGTCGATGGTTCAGATGATTCTATCGGTGGTGTATTCTCTCAAGATGCTTTAGCGTTAGCGATGATGCAAGACCTAAAGCTAGAAACACAAAGAGATGCTTCATTAAGAGCGGATGAAATTGTTGCAACCGCAGTTTATGGAGTAAGCGAAATACATGATACCTATGGTGTTAAATTAACAGCAGACACACTAGCTACATAAAAACTATGGGGGTGGGAAACTACCCCCTTTTTTTTAAGGGATTATTACAATGGAAATGGTAAAGCTTGTTAAAGGCGATAGGGTAATTGAAAGACGCAAAGTAGATTACGAAAACAATCAAAACATTTGGCATTTACGAGGTTGGAAGCTAGACGATGGTAAGCCAAAAGCACAACCAAAAGTAGAACCAAAGCCAGTAATGGAAGAAGCACCAAAGCCTAAGAAAACCGAAACAAAAAAGGCTGAATAATGGCTACAAACGAATTTAATGTTGCTAATACTAGCTTACAGAAAATACAGCCAGATATTCTAGGTTTTGGGATAACAACTTTTGAAGACCAACTTCAATTTGCTGAAAATGATGTAATTAGGCGTGTCAGAGAAGAATGGTGGGAAAGATACAGGCACACAGTACGCTATAAGGACATTACTAAAATAACGTCAGTAGAAATGGATAGTTCCAAACTCACGGACTCACAATGGACACAATCAGTTGTTTATTTGTGTTTATGGAAGTATGTCTATCCTATTTTGACCAAATGGCGTGACCCAGACACAGGGGAAGGAAAAGACGCTTTCCAAGTGCAGATAGATTTCTACAGAGATAGATATGAAGAAGAATTCCAAGCTATTCTAAGGGATGGGGTTGAATATGATGAAGATGGAGGGGGTACAGTAAGCGATAGCGAGAAAGAACCTATTCATCATCTAAGATTAGTTCGCTAATGGCAGTAGATTTAAAAGTTGACGTTAATTCTATAGAGGTCACAAGACTTTTAAAAAGAATTACAAGAAAACAAAAGGCGGTCATACAGAAATCATTGAACAGGGTGTCTAATATGGCGATGCTGATGATTACAAAGCGTACACAGTCGGGTAAGCTACCAGATGGGGGTCAAATGAGGGCATACGCTAAAGGCACAGTCAGAAGCCGAAAAAAGAGGGGTAGACAAACAGGGTTTGTAGACCTTACCGATACTGGTAAGATGTTTCGTAGTTTAGATTTCAAAACAATGGGTACAAAAAGCACTTTATTCTTCTCAAACATGGAAAGAGCAAAGATTGCTAGTTTTCACGACACATTCGGGGTAGGTAAAAGAAAAATAACAAGACCATTCTTTGCAATAGGCAATAAAGAAGAAGATAAGCTAAAAGCAGAGTTTGCTAGTTTTTATTTCAAAGAAATGCGGTTATGAGCAAAAGAGAAAACATAGCAGGTGATATAATTACAAAGCTTGATGCGGTGACAAGTCCTATTGAGTTCAAAAAGATTACACGAGAACCCTTTGAGGTTGAAGAACTAAGTGACGCACAATTTCCTGCTTTATTCGTTCAGTCTGGTGACGAAACAAGGGAAGTGGCAAGCATAGGTGACACAGGTGCAGGTATATATAGAGGAACAATAGATTTTCTGATTGTGGCTTTTGGCAAGGGTACAGACTCCAACATCGACACAGTTCGCAACCAAATAATAGAAGTGGTTGAAGAAACCTTGGATAATGATATAACTAGAAATGGTAATGCTATAGATACCCAGATTATTGACGCATCAACAGACGAGGGTACAATATATCCTTATGGTGGTGTACGAATAACAGCGAGGGTAATGTATGAATTTACAAGAGGGAGTGCATAATGGCAAAAGATATTACAATGAAAAAGGGTGATGAAACAATTACCATATCACAAGATTTTATAGACCATTACATTAAATTGGGATATAAATTAGAAAATGAAAAGGCTG